CCCGCCGCGAAAGCGAAGCCCTCGCGGTCTTCAATGTCCTCGTCAATGTCGAGGAGCTGCTGGAGGTGTCCGCGAAGAAGAGCCGTTAGTTCCACGTCGGCCGTGTAGTTCGCGCGGTGAATGACGCTGCGGAAGCCCTTGCAGGCAAGCCACATGTCGGAGCTGTCGAACGTCCGGAAATCGACGGGCGCTTGATAGGTGCTCATTTCGTTCTCGCAAAAGAAAAGCCCCGGCGCTTGTTACGGCGTCGAGGCTCTATGAGGTTGGGGCTCCTTCGGAGTAAGGTAGAGAAGTCCGGTGACAAGGACGTTCTTTAAACCAAACTCCGAAGGAGAAAAGATGTCTGTTCAGACAGAATTGGAAGATGCCATCATCAATCGGCAGGTAGTGCGCTTTGTCTACGATGGGCTTCAGCGCGAAGTTGAGCCCTTTTTGCTCGGCACCACCACCGCAGGGCGTCCCGCGCTGCGCGCTTACCAAACAGCAGGTGGTAGCAGGTCAGGCAAAGTGCCCGAGTGGCGCGTGTTTTTGCTCGACAAAATCGTTGGCCTAACCACATGCCAAAAGCAATTCTCCGGTGAGCGACCGCTCTACAACCCCGCTGACGAAGGTATGCAATCCATCGGCGTTCATATTTAGCCTGAGCGCCGCAGTTACACGGCCCCGGCGGAAGCGCGGGGCCGTTGTGAACTGCACAATCGCTGTCGTGTTGAATCATGGTGTTCTCCATTCAGATTCAAGCCTCCTCCCGGAGCGTGCCTTGCATGGGGGCGCGGCATTCTTGGAATAAATGCCGTGGAAGCGGCTTGAATCTGGGCTCTCCGGAGAGAGCATGAAAAAGCCCCCGCTCCTTTCGGGGCGAGGGCCTGATTGTTCGTGTCAGCGATTAGTGCCGATGCTTCGGGGGAAGACCGCGAAGTAGGTACAGGGCGAATGCCGCCCCGATTACGCCGAAGATGGCTACTAGCGTCCATAAGTCCATGTTCATCGCTCCAAAAGGTATGTGAGTAAGAGGCTGACCGTCAAGAACCCCAGTCCAATCAACGCCCCTTGGAAGTTGTACTGGAAAAGCCCTAAGGCCAGACCTGCAACACCTACTTTCTCATAGATGTCGGCGATCCTTTTCACTAGAGCGCGTTTTTGATTGTCAGTAAGTGTCACGTCGTGTCCCCGTGTGTCTCTGCAATCCATTATACGAAAAGTCAACCTCAGACCACTCTTGCGAACAGGCTGAAGTTGGAATCTCCCTCTGGGGTAAGCTGAACTTGTCGCGGCTCTCACAGTGCGACTTTGTTCAACTACCTCAGAGGAGAAAACATGAGTGTTTATGACGTGCTTGCTCAAGCGATTGAGGAGCGCCGGGTGGTGACATTCACATACGATGGATTCCTGCGCGTCGTTGAGCCTTTCTTGCTCGGCACCACCACGGCAGGGCGGCCTGCATTGCGTGGCTACCAAACAAAAGGCGGTAGCAAATCAGGTACCGTACCCGGCTGGCATTTGTTTTCGCTAGACAAAATCGGCGGAATAGCCATGATCCAAGAATCGTTCTCAGGCGAGCGACCTTGGTACAACCCCGCTGATAAAGCCATGTCAACCATCGGCCCTCACGTTTAGCTTCTAGGCCGCAGTTGCAACGCCCGGCAGGATATGCCGGTTCGTTGTTTACTGCACAGTCGCTGTCGTGGCAATCGTTCATTAATCTCTCCGTAAAAAGCCCACCTCAGCCCGCTCTTGAGAATGGGCTGAAGTTGGCCGGCTTCCTCCCAGCGTGAGAAGATGAACTGTCGGAGTGCAATTCGACATTCATCAACTCACGCAAGGAAAGAAACATGAAACTGGGATCCTTAACTTTTAAGGACAACTACGGGAAGACTTATCCATTCGGCGTTTACTCGAAAAACACCAGATTTAAAGCAGTGGTTGCCATCTATGCGTTCCTGACCACGGATAACCACGTACTCTATATCGGGCAAACGACCGATCTCAGCACACGATTTAACGATCATCACAAGTGGAACGAGGCCTCCAGACTTGGGTTCGAGAAGATAGCCGTCTGCACGCAAGTCACTCTTCTGATGCTCGACGTTGTAGAGCGTCGCTTGATTGAGCACTATCGCCCTCGGTGCAACGAACTGCTTCGCCCATGATCGGATAGCAAACCGCATCGAATGCGGCATAGGCGGCCGCCAGCGCATAGATGATCCGAGCATCTTCTTCCGTGATCGGCGTAACGATAAGGCGGCCGTCTTCGATGTCTACCTTCATAAATCCTCCTAAAAATAGCCCACAGAAGCGCTCTCAGAAGAAAGCGCTTCAATTGGCCTTCTCTCCGCCCGATGATCTGAATCGTCTCCCGGACAGAGAGAGTATCTGAATGGTCCGCGCCCGGATCGCTCTTGCTCGATCCTGCGTCGTGCTGGGAAAGGCTCTGTGCCTCGCGTCCATCCGGCTCCGGCTCTTCACCGTCGCTTGCCCCACCCGGCTTCCGGCCGGGGGAGGGAGTTTGCATTCGAAAAAGCTTTTTGCTCTCTCGACAAAGCAAACTTTACACGTGCAAGCAATGAAAAGCAAGTTAAACTTGCCTGTAAGCCGTGATAAAGGCAAGTTTATTTTGACCGAAGTCAAAAAAAGGCCCGCTCTATGGCGGGCCAAGTCGGGGTGAAGAGGGTTACGTGCGGAAGCCGTTAAAAACAAAAATCACGCGTCCATGTATATGAGCTCCCTCTAATTCATCTCTGGTCAATGTGGTCGGTGGATAGGCGGGATTGTCAGAGATAAGCGTCAATGATCTGTTGAAATTGATCTGCACACGCTTAATGAATACATCCTCGCCGTTGATAAATACGTAAATTCCATCTCCGCGTGCTTCAGTCTGATGCGTGTCCACAAGTACCAATCCGCCCCTGCTGATAGTTGGCTCCATGCTGTCGCCTGCGGCGCCAATGATCTCGAATTGACCTTCGCGAATACCGTGTACGCCGGGCAGTGATCTTAAGAATTCATCAGAAAACTGCATCGCACCGACATTATTGGCTTGATATGCCGGCGAACCAGCCCCGCACGCCCCGTATGCATCAAGAACCGGAACTACCGTCCACCCCGCTCGGGATGGCACTGCAGAAGAGTTAACGGCCGGCATATATGCTGGTTGGTCGTAGCTTTCATCGCCGGTGATTTGTCCGGGAGTTACGCCTAAAAAGTCCGCCAATTTTGAGAGCTTTTCAAGGCGAGGATTCCCTTTAGTTGCCCACCTCTGAACCGCTTGCCGCGTGACCCCGAGAGCCTCCGCGACCTGAGCGTGAGTAAGCCCCTTTGCATTCAGGATGGTCTGTAAGTTGCTCGGCATAAATCCTCCATAGCGCTAGTGTCAGGAAAACTTGCGTACCTCGCAAGCAAGTTAATCTTGCGCTATACTTTGCTTTAAAGCTAAAACAACTTGCTATAAAGCAAAACGCTATGACAGAAAAAAGCTCTAATGCCGTACAGAGGGCGGTGGAAAAACTGGGGAGTCAGAAAGCTCTGGCAAAGGTATGCACCCCGGAAGTCTCCAGACAGGCGGTTGCCTTTTGGATAAAGCTGGGGTACGTGCCGGCAAGGCATGTCCCGGCTGTAAATCTCGCAACCGGAATCCCGAGAAGCGAACTTAATCCGCTTTTCAAGTGAGGCAACCTTGGCCTATAGCTTCATCGACACGCTGTTTGCCAACGGCGACGATATGGACCCGAGCCCTTTTTGGGTCTTGATGGCTCTGTGCTGGTTCGTCAATGAGAAAAAGGCGACTGGTACTACGGGCGCCTGCTGGCCATCGATCAAGAAGATCGCTGCTAAGGCACACGTGTCAGAGCTGACTGCGCGCAAGTCGATCAAGGTGCTTATGGAAAAGAAGTTCATCACAGCGCATCAACCTCCCGGGAAGGTGCGTGTCTTTTACGTCGATTTTTCGCGAATCAAAGAGCTAGCAGGGGGTAAAGATCTTGAAGGGGTTAAGGATGTTTCAGGGGTTAAAGATCTTGAAGGGGACCCCTTAAAGATCTTGAAGCCGAACAGGGAAATAACAAGGAAGAGAAAAAGGAAGAGAACAGGGAAAGTTCTATGCGCACTTCCGGAACTTCGTCGGCTATCGCCGCCGTCGCATCTGCGCAAGCGCAGACGCTGCCGACCAGCTTTTCGCAATCTTCAAATTCTCAAAACCATTCAGAAGCCGGAATCGCAGGAAAGGATTCGCTCTCGAATGCCTCAGAGCGCTCCGTAGCCGCGCATAGAGACCGCCTTGATGCCTCGGACGAGCAAACACTCCAGAACGATGCAGGGTGCTCTCAAAACGCCTCTACGCGCATTTCCGGGGTATGCCCCGAAAATGAACCTCCGCCCATGTCTGATGAAGACCTCGAAAACCTCTTCGCTGATGCTCAGCTCGATATCGGTGCAAAAGCCGAAGAACCGACAGGAAAGACGAAGCGAAAGCGCTCATCCAACGCGCAAAAGCCTGAGTCAGTTTCCGGGCAGGTCTGGAACGACTTCTCCGCTCTCCGCGCGAAACGTAGAGCACCTATCACCGAAACCGCGCTCAAGGGCATTCAGCGAGAAGCCGAAAAAGCCGGGATCACTCTGGAAGAAGCTCTATCGACCTGCTGTGAGCGTGGTTGGCAGGGCTTCAAAGCCTCTTGGTACGAGAAGGACAAAACCGAACAGAACGTAGCTCCTAGAGGCGCGGAGATCAAGTGCTCAGGTCAGTACTACGGCGAGCCGGGACAGATCGGCTGGGGTTAATCATGGAAAAGATCGACTACGAAAGAAACCGCGTGCTCGCTCAGTGCGTAAAGCGCTACAGCGAGCTCAGCAAGCTCATCGGCAACATCCCGTGCGAAGCACTGCCAGGGCGCGACTTTGGCAGCTTCACTCGCGACACTCAGGAACGACGATTCAATGCGCTGGTCTGCGAGCGCTTCGCTAGCCGTCTCATTGATCGCTTCCTCGCTGAGGATCAGGAAGCCGCTGCTCGCGGCATCTGCATGGTCGGAAATTCCGGCGCAGGAAAGTCGCATCTCGCGAGCGCTATCTACTTCGCGCTCTGCCAGTCTGAGGTCTATCCGGTCTACCTGCGGGCTAGCCGCTTCTTCAACTACTTCAAGGGCGCTTCAGGGCGCGAGATCAATGCGCTGATTGACGCTTTCTCACGCGTTCCGTGCCTCATGCTCGATGAGGTCGGTCGTTCGACGAACTCTGCCTTTGAAAACGACACGCTGCTGGATGTCTTTGACAGCCGGATTCGTGACGGCGTTCCGACAGTCCTGATCGCGAATCTCAGGCTCGAAAACCTCAAGGCGGCTCTCGGCGAAGCGATTGCCTCTCGCGCGATGCCGCATCTCTACACGCTGCCATTCAACGGCTCTGACTATCGCTTGGTCAAGGCGATGCCGGCCAATTACAAAGAGGCCTTCTGATGCAAAACGATATGCATTCTTCCGCACCGACGGACGAGATCAACAAGGTTTGTGATCCGGCAAAGCTCCCAGTTGCTAATCGCTACGACGGCCGCCTCTGTCCGGACGGGATCTACCGCAATCGCTGGGGAGCTCACTTCTGCTCCGTCGATGGGTGCGGCCTCGTCTCGGACTGGGTCTCCGGCGGCGAGGAGCTCTGCCTTTTCCATACCGCTGCCTCCCGTTGCCGAAGCGAGATGACCCAGGTGCTCCACAAGTACCGGCCCCTGGTCATCCTCGCAAAGCAGTTCGAGCGCGTCTCCGACTCGCTGGACGATGACGGCCCGAAGCCCCAGACGGAACTCTTTAACGCCTTCTTCGAGTTGGTCGTGGAAAGCCGCTTCTTCGTCGTCAAGCATCTGGCTGCCGACGGCTCCATCACCGAGGAGCAGGTTCCGCTGCCGATA